GGGGGACCACAACCTGGACCGCCGAAACGGTCCCCCGCTGCGAGCCGGTCTTGACGGTGGTGTAGTTGCTGGCGTTGCTGGCCGTGCTCTCCGAGACGTACAGCAGCTCGGGGATGTCCACCTCCACCGGCAGGTAGGCCGTGGGGTCCGTCATCTCGAAAGAGTCGATGAGGGCGAACACGCGGCTTTCCCTGGCCGCTCCCTCCCACAGCTCGCCCACGTACTGGGCGCCGATGAGTTGCAGGCCGTAGCCTGTCTCGGCGCTGTCCATCGCCTTCAGCGCCCGCTCGAACGCCTGGGCGTTGGCCTTGTTGACACGCGGGAACAGGTTGTCGATGGCCCGCTGGTCGATCCGCCGCACTTCGTCCTGCGGCAGGTAGTAGGCTTCGGACACGGCCTTGAAGCACTTGTCCAGCTCTTCGCTGGGGCCGCTGGATAGACCCGCCGCCTTGGCGCCCGTCAGGAGGTCGTGGAGGAACTCTATGTCCGCGACGCCCAGCTTCCAGCGGGCATACTTGCTGCCGATCAGCTCCGGCGGCGACGCTGCGAACCGCATCTTGCGGTAGAACTCCCCGTCCTTGTCGTCCAGGGCCGCCGTGAGCGCGCTGTTGGTGATCGCCTTGACCTTCTCCTCGGTCAGAGCTTCCGGCATCGCCTGAAGCCGGGCCGAAACGTCCTTGAGCAGGACTTCCAGGTCTTCCGTCTTGATTGTCACTTTCTTTCCTTCCTTTCAAATTGCCCCCTGTTTTCAGGACTTGACCAGGGCCTCCAGCGGCGAGAGGTCAACGTCGAGCTCCAGCGCCTTGACGTCGTCCTCCTCCTGATCGCCCAAGCTAGCGAGCACCCCTTCGAGCAACTGCTTAGCCTGCTTGATCGCGTCCTCGTTCTTGCGGCTAAGGACACGCCCGGCCTTCTGTGCATCGTCCATCTCGCCCTCCCAGAACAGGCCCGTGATCTCCTCCGGGCCTAGCTTGGCCAGATCGCCAAGGGAGCGAAACTCCGGTGGCTCCTTGTCGAACTGGCGATAGTGCCGCGTCAGGTGGTTATACACCCCCCGACGGTCGCCATCCGGGATGTTGACTCCGCCTCTGCCGCCGAGGAGTACCGCCATCGCAGCGGCAACCCCGCGCCAGACGACTTCATGGCCTCCACCCCCATGATGGTGTGGCAGTTTGTAGCTTCCCTTGATATCGGGATTCTCAGCGTCGAACCAGGCCGCCATGATCTTGAGGTCGGCAACTTCCGCCTCCCGCACTTCGCGCACGGCATCCCAAGGTGTATCCATGTCCGCCATCGGCATCGTGTGCGGCGCGACGGCCCGCTTGTCCGCCTGGAGCACCTCCTGCGCCCAGCGCTGAATCAGAGCGTCGGGAGCCGCCGGCACCGGGACGGCGCTGATCTCCAGCAGTTCCTTGTGGGTGTGCTGCGTCGGCGCCTTGCCATCCTTCGGCACACTGATCTCCAGCGGCTGGAAGCCCACCGAGACGGCGTTCAGAATGCCACGCTCGTATTTCCCCTGAATCTGCTGCGCGAAGTCGTCGGCCACGTCGAAGACGACATCGGCCAGCAGCCCCTTGTCGTCGTTCTCCAAAGCCACCACCTTGCCGATGGGCGGCTTGGCGTAGTCGTGCGCCCACATGAACACGGGGTTCGCCCGGTAGTTGGCCAGCTCCCAGCCGTTGACCGTCACGATCTCCCCTTGCCGGTCCAGCACGTCCGTTGACGCCCGGAAGCGGAAGACCTTCTCGCCCGACTCAGCGGCCTTCGTCTCTATCAGAAGCGCCTTGATGCGTCGCGTCTCTTCCATGTCAGTCCTCCTCGAGAACCCAGTTCAGGATGCAGCGGCAGCGCGGGTGAGCTGGGGGTGCGTCCATGCCGTTGAAGTCCCCCTCCAGCGGTACGACGGCCCCGTGCAGGGGCATACAGACAGTCTCATCCACCCGTTCGTCCAGCGCCGTCAGCCAGCGTTTTCCCTTCACTACCTTGCTCTGCTTGGCGGCCTCCAGAGCGCCCCCGTTGCTGGCCCGCATGACCTCGGTCCGCGCGATCATCTTGGCCCGCACGTCGCTGGCGTCGGCGAACACGTCCTTGACGCGGCTGGAAAGCTTCGGGATGCCTTCGCCGGCCTCCATG